GAGTAGAAAAATCCCACTCCACCAGCCAAAAACTGGATTGTTTTTCATAGTTGTTTGACAATTGCTCTAATAAATTATAGTTTTGCCGCCGTTTCGTAATACGACTTTGGATTCACTATTTAATGTGTCTTCAGCGTTGTAGAGCGGCTCAGAAGGAAATGAGCAAACAGGGAAACCTTATACAACGGCATTACAGCTATGCATTGCTCATCTTACACACAGCGCAATGTTGTTAGATTACCCCAGCATGGATCATGGGTGAAACAGTAGGTCAGAGCTTCAGGCTCTGTGTTGTCAATACAGTGAGGCATAATTATGGCTTTCATTCCACCAACCATCGACGACGTTAGACATTGCTCTAACGCTTTATCTGTAGACCCTGCCGAAACCGACGCAGCCCGCGCCATTGCTGAACACTACTCAAAGATATCCAATCAGGAGTACCGTATCACCCAAGACGACCTGGATGATCTCACTGACACAATCGAATATCTCATAGCCACTAACTAGCCAGACGCTCAACAAATGCACTAATAAATCTATTATTTTTGTTAGATCCTTCTATAATGGTGGTCAACAATTCCCAGTGTAATCCGCTGTGAGTTGTTGGCCATGTCAATTCTGGAGGAGGATCAATGATAAATTATGTCTACGGCGAACAACTGTACCAGGAGTTCGTCAGCTTCAGGGATCTCTTTCTAAAAAAAGCTGTTGCACGCGCCCAACACGTTGATGCCGCCAGCGACGGTCGTCCTGTACGCCCGGTTGTCGTTCTGCCGTTCAAAGAAACGGACAGCATTCAGGCTGAAATTGATAAATGGACATTAATGGCGCGGGAACTGGAGCAGTACCCAGATCTCAATATCCCAAAGACTATTTTATATCCTGTACCTAACATCCTTCGCGGTGTGCGTAAGGTTACGACTTATCAGACAGAAGCAGTGAACAGCGTCAATATGACCGCTGGCCGCATTATTCATCTGATTGATAAGGACATTCGCATCCAAAAAAGCGCGGGGATCAATGAGCACTGTGCGAAATACATAGAGAACCTGGAAGCAACAAAAGAGTTAATGAAGCAGTACCCGGAGGATGAAAAATTCCGTATGCGCGTACACGGCTTTAGCGAAACAATGCTGCGCGTCCATTACATTTCCAGTAGCCCTAACTACAATGATGGCAAATCAGTTAGTTACCATGTGCCGCTATGTGGCGTGTTTATCTGCGATGAAACTCTCCGAGATGGAATCATCATCAACGGTGAATTTGAGAAAGCAAAATTTAGCCTTTATGACTCTATAGAACCGATCATCTGCGACCGCTGGCCGCAGGCAAAAATATATCGCCTGGCAGATATTGAAAATGTAAAAAAACAAATTGCCATCACTCGCGAAGAGAAAAAGGTCAAATCAGCCGCATCAGTTACGCGCAGCCGCAAAACTAAGAAGGGGCAGCCAGTAAACGACAACCCCGAAAGCGCGCAATAGTTTCCATCCGGCATGGTTAATGAGTTATTCATTAAGCCATGCCAGAGCTTCATCAACCTGCGCTTCGTCTTCGACGCTAAGCACTTCATCTTGGGGAACATAGTTCGCCAACATAGCGAAACAATATGTATCCCAATGGTCCGGTGAGTGCAGGTTGAGTTTTTTCTTCATATCTTCCTTTGACATCACCTTCCATTGACCTGCGGAATTTATCCCTACCGGTATCTTTGATGCTTCCTCTATAGTCGCAGCCCCCTTATCAAGCCTCATACGCCCTGATTTTACAGCTTCTGCCGCCTGAATATTCGCGAAAGCGCGCATATCGAAATAAAGGCTTTTATCTTCACGGCTGTGCATCTTTTTACCCCAGCGGATACGCTGGACGGTAATGCCATAGCGTTCGTACATTAGATCAGCCGTCGATTTCCCCAAGCCATCGCCATCAATAGCTATGGTTATGTTCGGGAACCGTTCTGGGTTACATTCTGCGAAAATCTTGGCGGCTAACTGCGTTTCTGTAACGTCTGTGTATTCCAGCATACGATAGTTGATTACACGGCGTTTATTTCGCTGGCCGGACACCATCATGATATTAATAACGGACTTATCTCGTCCTGTGCCACCAGCAACGTCAACACATGCAACCCAGCCCCATCCTTTGGCAATCTTGACCTTTCGCCGCGTCGCCCGCTCAACCTCATCACGACCAAGAAGAAAGCCATCTTGAGATTTGGGAAATTCACCACGTACTTTGATCATGTACATGGGGTTATCACGACCGCCATACTCCGCAAGTTTTGCTCGTATAAATTTTGCATCTACAAGCGGAGATTCTTCACTATTCAGTATTATCGCAGTAAACAATCCATCAGGATTTCCCGGGCGAATAGCTAGTCTGTGGTGTGAATCGTAGAAATAGCCTGAAGGTCGCGTAGGCTGGGAAAGAAGCAGAATACGGTTATCCTTACCGGTCAGCGCACCTGTTATCACACTGAATGCTTTATCACTCACACCCGACGCTTCGTCGATGATATACAAGAGATGATCGGCGTGTTCACCAGCCAACGCCTCCTCATTTCCGGGGCGACAGGACTTTATCAATATTGTCCAAACACCCTTGCCAGTCACCTCAAAAAAAGACGTTTCTGTAAGAATGAAATACTTCGACAACCACGGGAATCTGCTAACAGCAGTAGCCCAATTGCTCTTTATGTATTTAAAAATACCATCAAGGACTTGCTGTCTTTTGTTAGCGACCAGAATGACGCGAGCGCCGGGGAAAAACATGATGAAGAGTATTGCAATGATACTCGTCATATCCGATTTACCAGTACCATGGCCGGAGGTCACACTTGTCCAACTGCCGTCCTGCTGCGTGGACTCAATGATCTCATCCTGCTGCCAGGTTGGTGTCTTCCCAAACAACACATCAGCGGCCGCAATCCAGTCATAACGATATAGCGCCACCAGCTCGCGCCAACGTGGGTCCGTTACGCAACTTCTGGCCATTAATCATCATCCCCGTACAGTTTGCGGGTAACTTCTTCGTCTTCCTCCTCGTCTTCGTCCAGATCCTGTTCAAGCCATGCTTCGTTTGATATGCCTTCCGCATCGACATCACCATAACCACCTGTATCGACGATATCGGCAATTTCTTCTCTACGATGCTCAATCCATAATGCCGCATCAGCGCGGCGGCTGGCGGCCCGTTCTCGCGCGATTTTATCCAGATCTTCAAGTGATGGAGCGCCAGATGCTGTTTGGTTTTCCTCATCATCGGTATTGGTCTTAGGAGCACGCAGATCGGCTTTGATTTGCTCCAGCATCAGGGGCGGCACTTTTCCTCCATGCGCCTCGATGAATTCAGCCGCTTCCAGCACTGACCAGTTATTTTCACGCTTTCGTTCGTATGCCAGCTTAACAATGCCAGCTTGCCCCATAGATAAAGCGTGCTTTTCCGCCTCCCGGCTTTCTTTTCGATAGTTATTCCGGATGCTGTAAATGGTGTTGATCAGGCTGCTTATCTGCGCGGAACAGCTGTTTAGCATGCTCGCGATACGGTATTCAGGCGGAGTACCTTCATCATCGTCTTTTTGCTGATCGCGCATTTCCTGCACCAGGCGAATACACGTATCCCTGGCGTTCTCCAGCATAAGGAGATGAGAAAGAGACTTTTCCAGAAGAGTGGTTTCCAGAACATCGGCCCCGGACCGACGCAACATAGCGCGCGCGGCCTTCCGCGCTTCAACGTTATCTATCAGGTAATCGCCAACTTCGAATTCAAAGCGTTCACCATCATCATCCAGGGTGTCGCGTTCCAGGCGATCACGTAAGGTCCGGTGGGCGCGGGTGATCACGTCATGATCATCTGAACGATCATTTATGCGCTTATTTTGGCGCTTCGCATTCTCGACTGCGGCACTGACAACGGCATTAACTCTTTGTTTTTCCGCTATTTCAGCCGCAATGTGATCACCTGCATGTTGATCATTAGAGTGATCAATGATCATGCTTTTTAGTGGCTTCCTGACTGGCTTATTTGGCTTGCGGCTGTCCGTAGTCCTGGTGTCTTCTTTGAAGGCACGGAGATAACGACGTGCGGTATTAGGGTTAAGATTAAACTCGGCGGCATACTGTGCGATGGTGTAACCACCATCTCGCGCCAGGCGAGCAAAATTCTTCTTGTGATCGTCCCAGGTCACTTATGCTTCCTTTCGTAAAAACTCTTTTTGACGCGAGGGTAACGAAAGTCACATGTCAAAAGGCCCGGAACGGGCAAGCAATCAATCAGATACGTGCGGATGTGGCATTACCGTAATGACGGTGCTGACGGGCCACCTTATTGAAAAGTTGACGCGCCATTACCCAAGGCTGGTGCTCCCGGCGTTCCTTTTCGTCCTGCGTCATATAGAGTTCGTTCTGGAGTTTTTCATCAAACCGGCGCGGAGCGCGGCTACGGCGAAAGAATTCAGGATTCAGAGAGTGGATCTGAAATCTACGTGGGCGTGTACTGTCATCTATCAAAACAGACGAATACTTAGACACAGCGATAGCCTTTAAGCGCAGATAAACATCGCGCTTATCGACATCCAGATGCGGGTATTCCTTTTCAAGAATTGCTGCGAGTTCTTTCGCTGATAGAAGAGATTTAGTGCGGATCATGTAATCCGCAATCTCGTACGATGTTATTCGTGAGTGATTTATTTCCATGAAGTGGCGTCCCTGCCAGTTAAGTAACATCCTGTCACCTACTGATTAGCCCATGTCAACTAATCAACGTGGAATATAATACCCTCGATTAAAGAAATAGCAATACATTAGAGCAATTTTATCTAACACTCGACGAATGACTTGTGATAACGCCCACTCCAAGCGCGTAATCAAAGAACAATCGTTGATGCATCGCCAACCTACCGTGCGTCTTCTCCCAATTATCGCGGTCACGCTCAATATCACGCTGGCATGACTGGCACAGAGGAATTGCGTAAATGTCATGCGCGCATAATCGACTATGACGAACGATATAAGGCGTAATGTGAGCGCCAGCTCCCGCAGCTCCGCAGCCACAGCATGGACGGGAAGCAACAAAGTCCATGTACTCAGGTAATTTTAGCGATTGCAGTTTTGGTATTTTGAAATGCGCCATGCCAGGGTCGGAGTCAACATCCACAGGGCATACTTTTGCACGCATCGGCGCGGCGCGTTCTTCCATCATCTGAACATATGCTGTAGCGCGATCGTCATACGGGCGAATATCCGCCTCTTTCAGAGGTCCGCTATCCTGCGGAGTAGCCTTCATCTTATTTATTGATATGCGGCAGACTTCTTCCGGCATCAGGTGCATCATGTTGCGCATGAAAGCCCACCAGCACAGCTCCTGAATACTTAAATCATGGCTATTTGAAAGGCCCATTTCCTGACGGGCGACATCCAGTATCCAGTTAACGCGATTATTGTGCAGCGTTTCTTTCAGCTCATTAAAACCACGCATCCGATAATGGTTATCGTGATGCCAGCACAACAACACCGCGCTATTGTCTCGTTCAGCGTGGACAATATGGTTGTCACACCAACTACGATCTGCGGCCTGGCATTGACCCTCTTTCCTGCGCAACCACGCCACCAGCGCGTCAATTCCACCAATACGGCGAAACAGTTCATCGCTGTTAAAAAACGGCTGCAACGCCTCATTTGTTGCCATGGTTTGCTCGGTAACAACGAGGCCGTCTTCCATGTGCTCGATTAACTCACGCGGCACCGGCTCCATAATAAATTTACGGCCAGCCTCCACCAGCTTTCTGACCTCCTGATCCACTTTGAACGTGGCGAGGCCAAGCTCTTTCTGTACAAAGGGAGTAATTATGGCTTTCACATCACACCTTTAATCACTGATTGGGCTTTATCTGCTGCCCGGCAT